AATATTATTAAACCACAAGTACCCTTAGCAGTTAACGCTGACATACTTCTAGTTCCTGAAGAACCTGTAATCTTAGGTGCTCTTGCAAGGGCACAGGCAGAACGTGGTGAGGACGGAGGAGTTCAGGCAGGGGAAACATATCAACTTATGCGTCAGAGCCTAGCAGACGCTATAGCACTCGAATCAGGACGGTATTTAGAAGAACAAGAGTGGGTCTGGAACTAATGGCTAGTCCGCTACTAACACAATCGATTGCTGCTCCTGGATTTTATGGACTTAATTCACAAGAGTCTAGTATTACCCTGTCTTCTGGTTTTGCATTAAAAGCACAGAACTGCGTTATTGATAAATTTGGTCGTGTCGGAGCAAGACGTGGATGGATTCCTGTAAATTCCTCAGTTAATACTGACTTAGGATCTAGCAATGCAGTAGAGTTTCTATTTGAAGCAGTTACTGATGGTGGTACAGATGTGCTAAGTGCTGGTAATAATAAGTTATTCGTAGGAACAACTACGATGACTACTAAGACAGTACGTAATGCAGATAACAGTGGTAATGCTACTTATACAATTACTGCTAATAACTGGCAGGGTGCTGCTCTGTCGTATGGAGATGTAAGCGACTTCCAGCCACATGTATATCTTGCACAAGCTGCTCATCCTATGCTAGTGTATCATGAGCTACCTACATCAGGTGGAGCATTTGATGCTCATAATAGCGGTACATTTGGATTTCAACGTGTAGGAGATGCTGCTGCGTTACCTTCTAATCACAGTACTTCTAGCTTTATGCCAAGCTGGGTCTTATCTGCATATGGAAGAATATGGTGTGGTGGTATCTCAGGAGACACTCAGACTGTTTACTTCAGTGATTTATTAGCTGGTACAGACTTTCAGAACGGATCTGCTGGGTATATTAACCTACAAGAAGTTCTCCCTAATGGAGATCCTGTAGTCGCTGCTGCAGCACACAATGGATATATTATATTCTTTGGTCGTAAGAATACAGCAATATATGCTAATCCACTAGATACAGGAGCGTTGACTCTTGTTGAGGTTATTTATAACGTAGGATGTATTGCTAGAGATTCAGTACAAAATCTTGCAACCGATGTATTGTTCTTATCTGACTCAGGAGTTCGTAGTCTACAGCGAGTAATCCAAGAGAAATCTATGCCGATGCGTGATATCTCTAAGAATGTTCGTGATGAATTAATGAATGCTGTAGCGTCTGAGGTAGACTTAACAAAGATTAAAAGCATATACTATGAACGTGATGCTATTTATTTATTAACACTTCCTACAACTAAGTTTGTATACTGCTTTGATACTCGTGCTTCCTTACAAGATGGTGCAATGCGGGTTACTATTTGGGATAGTATTGAACCTAAAGCATTTTTTGTTACTCAAGCAAGAGATTTATATATAGGTAAACCAGGATATATTGGTAAATATTACGGATATGCTGATGACACTTCTAGTTATCGTCTTGCTTATTATACAAACTACTTTGATTTCGATGCTTCTACAAATCTTAAAATCCTCAAGAAGATTGGTTGGGTATTAATTGGCGGTACTAATCAATCAGTAGCTATTAAATGGGGCTTTGATTATAGTGAGAGTTATCAAGCTACTACATATAGATTAGATCCTATTACAATTTATGAATATAATAATTCTACTGTAGATACTATTCCTGGTTCAACAGAATATAACATTGCAGAATACAGTTCAGGAATTGTTTTAGATCGTTTTAATATTAATGCTGGCGGTCAAGGAACAGTTATGCAGTTAGGATTAGAAGCAGACATTAATGGAAATTTAGTCTCAATTCAGAAAATAGACGTAGCAATTAAGCAAGGAAAGACTTTAGTCTAAGGACACAATATGGCAAACTATACAAAAGCAACTAATTTTACAGCTAAAGATGGCTTACCTACTGGTAACTCAGGTAAGATTGTTAAAGGTGCAGAGATTGATACAGAGTTATCAGCCATCGCCTCTGCTATCTCGTCTAAAGCAGATATAAATAGTCCTGCATTTACAGGGACACCTACAGCACCTACTGCTGCCTCAACTACAAATACAACGCAAGTAGCTACTACTGCTTTTGTTCGCACAGAGATAACGAATCTAGGCACTATTGGTACAATGGCTGCACAGAATGCTAATGCCGTGGCTATTACAGGCGGTACAATAACTGGTATTACAGATTTAACTGTGGCTGATGGAGGAACTGGTGCTTCTTCTATTACAGCTAATAGTGTTATTTTAGGTAATGGAACTTCTGCGTTATCAGGTAATTTAGTAGCTCCAGGAAGTGCTGGTAATACACTAACTTCTAATGGAACTACATGGGTGTCTTCTTCTCCTGGTGCTCCAAGTTTTACAGGAGCAAGAGGTCAGGTATTTACAAGTTCAGGAACTTTTAACATCCCAGCTGCAGTAACCTCAATTAAAGTTACAGCTACTGGTGGCGGTGGTGGAGCTGGTGGAGGCAACGGAGCTATTGCAGGAGGAGGCGGTGGCGGAGGAGGAACTTGTATTGGTTTCTTAACTGGTCTTACTGCTGGTGGTACTGTTTCTGTTACCGTAGGAGCAGCAGGAACTAGTGGAGGAGTATCTAGTAATGGCTCTGCTGGAGGCAATAGTTCAGTAAGCACAGTAGTTGGGAACGGAGGAGGTGGTGGAGGTGGTGCTGGCTCTACACCTTCTGGAGGTTCTGGAGGTTCTGGCTCTGGTGGTTTTGTTGTTACTGGCTTTAGTGGTGGCGATGGTGGCACGAGTGCTTCAGTAGCAGGAGGACTATCTTGGTTTAATGGTACAGGCACTGGTGCAGCAGGAACTGTTAGTTTTGGTGCGTCAGCGGTTAGTGGAGTTGTAATTATTGAATGGTAAAAATACCTGTAGTCCTTAGAGACGACTACACAATGTACTTAGAATTACACGATGCAGCATTGTGGTTTCATACAGATGTACATAAGTGGTCGCAGGATATAAAGAAGAAGTACTTAGAAGATTTAAACTTATTACAGTATCTAACTAATGTTCCTCTGTTAGCATTAGTAGAAGAAGAAAACACTAAGCTTGCTAAGTTTGGTAGTTTAACAGGATGGGAAGTATTAAAACCTATAGAAGTTAACGACAAGAAATACACTATATTTATTAGGAGCAAACATGGGCGGTATAGTTAGTGCAGTATTAGATCCCTTTACAGGGGCTAGTGGGGTACGAGACGCAGGATCACAAGCTGCAGCACAACAGCGACAAGCTGGTATAGATGCTGCCAATATCTCTGCATTCCGTCCTGTGGGAATGACTACCAGATTTGGTACGTCTCAGTTCACTCGTGAGATAGATCCTCGTACAGGTGTTCCTTATATCTCCTCAGCAGGATACACACCAGCTCCTGAGTTATCTGCTTTGCAGAATCAACTCTTTGGTAGATTTGCTCCTACGTTAGCACAAGCAGAACAAGTACAAAGTCAGTATGCTCCACTGACTGGTGCTACAGAACGCTTGTTTAACTTAGGTCAACAATACTTAGCTACCTCTCCAGAGCAAGCTGCTCAGGATTATGTTACAAGTCAACAAGCTTTACTAGCTCCTAGCAGACAAGCTCAGTTATCTAATGTTAGAAGCGGTTTGTTTGCTCGTGGTCGTGGTGGCTTAGGAGTTCAGACTGGTACAGGTGGTGCTCCTACGTCTCCTGAGTTACAAGCATATTACAATGCACTAGCTCAGCAAGACCTACAGTTAGCTGCTCAGGCACAACAAGCAGGACAACAGAGAGCACAGTTTGGTGCTGGTTTGTTTGGCACTGGTGCTGGATTATTAGGCACACAAGTACAAGGACAAGCTGGTGCTTACTCTCCACTACTTGCTCAGTTAGGGTTGTCTCAGAATATTGAGCAATTAGCTCAGCAGCCATACCAGTTAGGTTTACAACTAGGCACAGCTCAGATGCCAGGTCAAACTGCAGGTGCTCAGACAGTGTACGGTGGTGCTGTACAAGGTGCTCAGACACAATATGGTGCTAATCTACAAGCTCAGCAAATGAATAATCAGTTCCTGTCTAGTTTGATTCAGGCAGGTGCGGGTGCTTATGGTGCTCCTAGCGGTACACAACCAATGCCAGTAAACTCTTCAGGCTATAGTACTAATATGGGTGGCTTTGGTGGCAACCCTGCATTTAGACTTTAATAAGGAAATAATATGGGACAGCCAGTAAATCCACTATTAGGTAA